CTCTAACGCCTCTTTTCGTCGGGAATATTGTGCTCAGTTTACGGATGGAAGCGATTCTTATTTTAGTGCAAAAAAAATGCACGAGTGCACCATTCCTGATGGTGAATACCCCACAACAAAAATAGTGGGTGAATCAGATGCAAAGTATATATGCGCAATTGACCCTAGCTTTTCTAATGCCCCCAACTCTGACTTTTTTGCAATGTCAGTAATTGAGCTTGACGATGAGACACAAACCGGTACCCTTGTTCACAGTTACGCTGTTGCTGGCGGAGACTTAAAAGATCATATTGTATATTTTAATTATTTATGTAATGCTTTTGATTTTGAAATGATATGTATTGATAATGCGGGATTTCAATTTATTGATAGCTGTAATGAGTCAAATTCCTTTACCAAGAAATTGGATTTTTTTGATTTTAATAGTGATGCAGAGGGAGTTAATCATCAAAAAGAAATTAAGAGTGCTCGCAAACAATATAATAAACAAGATGGAAAAATTTGCTTCAAACAAGTATTTACATCTAATTGGTTACGTAAAGCTAACGAACAATTACAGGCATCTATTGATCATAAAAGATTATGGTTTGCATCTAAGGCGACAGCTAATAACGAGGCTTTTAACAGAATGACCAATCAAAAAATTGAACTAAAATTTGACAAAGGTGAAACTGTATTAGACCTTATTGAGGAACAAGATAACTTGGTATACCAAACAAAAAAACAGTGTGCTCTTATTGAGGTCAAGAGCACTGCCAAGGGAACTCAGACTTTCGACCTTCCACAACATTTAAAAAGAAATACATCCTCGAGTAGAGCACGAAGAGATAATTATACTACTTTAATGATAGGAATGTGGACTTTAAAGTCTTATTATGATATAATGCTATCAAAGGAAGAGGGTCCAGAGGAGACTTTTACTCCCATGATGATATGAAAAGTGTAAAAAATGGTGTAAAATTATGAAAAAAGGGCAAAAAGAAACAAAAGTTACCAAAGCTACAACGACTAAGCCAAAAACGGCTGCTAAAAAAGCTGCTTCTGCAAAAGTAGCTCCTAAAACAGAGGTTAAGGAGATCGTGGCTTCTTCTGCCTCCCCCCTTACCGCCAACGAGACGCGGGCATCAACCCGTAGAAATGCTGCTGCAGATATACATCGTACAGATAGATTTAAAAATATTTCTGATGGAGTAATTCCCTTTAAGTATACTTATGGTGTTTCTAATAAATCCAACCTTAACATCCGAGATACTGTTGTTCTATGTCAGAAGGCTTATTATAATTTTGCTGTATTTAGAAACACTATTGACATGATGACAGAGTTCTCTACTTCTGATATTTATTATCGGGGAGGGAGCAAAAAGTCTCGAGAGTTTTTTGAAGCTCTTTTTGGGAAAATCGGACTGTGGTCTGTAATGGACAAATTTTTTAGAGAGTATTATAGATCGGGAAATGTTTTTGTATATAGGTTCGACGCCCTTCTCAAAGATAGCGATGTAAGAAAGATAACAAAGACCTTTGGATCCTCTAGATCAGAAAAACATTTACCCGTAAGATACACTATTCTTAACCCTGCAGATATTCAAATTCAAGGCGGTTTGAATTTTGTAAATGGACTTTACTATAAAATCCTTACTGATTATGAACTTGCACGTCTGAGGAATCCACGAACTGAAGAAGATGCTGAAGTTCTTTCGACTTTACCATCTGGTGTAAGAGAGCAAATTAAAAATACAAAAAGTAATTTAATTTTAGTTCCTTTAGACTCTGATAAGATTAATGCAGTTTTTTATAAAAAGCAAGACTACGAACCATTCTCAGTTCCAATGGGTTACCCTGTATTGGAAGATATAAACTGGAAAGCAGAAATGAAGAAAATGGACATGGCTGTTGCTAGAACCATGCAACAAGCTATCCTACTTATTACTATGGGAACCGAGCCTGACAAGGGCGGTGTAAATCAAAAAAATCTTGCAGCGATGCAAGCTCTTTTCACAAATGAATCCGTCGGAAGAGTGCTAATTGCAGATTATACAACCAAAGCTGAATTTGTTATTCCAGAGATTGGTAACTTGCTTGGCCCCGAAAAATATGAAGTAGTAGATAGGGATATCCAAAGTGGGCTTCAAAATATTTTGTTAAGCGGAGAAAAATTTGCTAATCAATCAATTAAAATTGATGTCTTCATGGCTCGACTAAGACAAGCAAGGGAATCTTTTATAAATGAATTTTTACTCCCTGAAATAAAACGAGTTTCTCAAATTATGGGGTTCAAGAATTATCCCGTCCCCTATTTTGAACATATCTGTCTGAGTGATGATGCCACCAAGTCTCGGGTGATTAATCGCCTCATTGAGCTCGGTATCTTAACAGCGGAAGAGGGCTTGACAGCTATCGACTCTGGCAGGCTACCAACTCGGGAAGAGTCTGAAGAATCTCAGAAGAGATTTAGGAAACTTAAGGAATCAGGTCTTTATGAGCCTCTAGTCGGTGGTGGAGCACACCCACACAATCCTAATCTGGGTGGGCAACCCGCACCACAAAAGGGACCTCAAGAAAATGGGCGTCCACCGGGAACAGGGGTTCCGAAAGAAACCAATAAGGTTAGCCCGGTTGGACAGGGGGAGCAAAGCAAGGCTGAGAAGGAAGGATACAGCTTACAAAAGATTTCCACCAATATGGTTTCAGCAAACAGCTTGGTTAAAGGCGTAGAGGCTTCCTTGAGAAAGCATCATAAAATTAAAAGACTTAGTAAACGACAAAAATCTATAGCACACGATATCGTGGGAGTTATCATTGCAAATGAAGAACCACAAAATTGGAGAAAGTCTATAGACAGATATGTTAAAAAGCCCGTTGACACGAATGATGAAAGAATTTCTAAAATTAGGGAAATTTCTGCACGTCATCAAGTCGATGAGTATTTAGCAAGTATTTTATATATAAGTAAGGTTTAAGGACTAAAATGTCATGGGTAACAGGAACAGGGTAACATATGCGGTACAGGATGTATTCGTAGGCTCTCCCCTTGGTAATTCGAACACCGCTTGGCCCGCACTCAATACCATAAAGGCTTTTAATATTACAGGCTTTACGGGGGACGGAGATTTGATCGGGACAAACCTGTGTTGTCTCCAGCGATTAGAGCAGGTTCAAAGCTTCAGTTATACTTTTGATTCCCCAAAGACTTCCCCTATCGTTTTAGGAAAAGTGTCACCGCTTGCTAAAAAAATAGAAACCTCCCCAGCGAATGTTCAGTTAACATTAAGTTATCTTTTAGATGGCATTAATAATGAAAGTCGTATGGGGTTAAATACTTATAATCAACTTACCACTTCTCATACTTCGTTTTTTTCGGGGCTAATGCAGACCGGAACAGATGCTAGAAATGTTTACCTAATATCCACCAAAGAAGGGGATGACGGGATTCAGGATATCGAGGAGGCCGGGTATCCGACAATTGACAGTGATGTTGGTGGACATGTTAATATTAATGATGTCATTGATCCCAATAGCCCTAATTATAATACTTTAGTTTTTCAAAACTGCTATCTAAACAAATATGGCGTAAAATTTAATGTCGGGGAAGTAGCCACCGTAGATGCAAGTTACATCGGAGATAATGCTATTTTTTATGATACTGCTAGTGGTTTAAAACTTCCCACCCTAAATGCAAAAGACGGACAAACTGTAGATCGCAACGAGCAGATTTTTATTCCAAAAGTCTTTAAGGAAGTAAAGGGTGCAGGGGATGCAAATAAATATCCCTCTAATATTTTTACCTCTAAGGATATAAGTCTCTCTATAACTGAAAGGGCTCCTTCTGGAATTGACTGGCTAATTGATACAGTTCAAAGTTGTGAGATATCTTTTGATATTAGTCGGGACCCCGGCGCAGCTTACCTTGGTTATGAATTATATACTTATAGGCCCGCTAAGCTACCCGTGAAGGGAACTATTAGTATGAGTCTTCTTACGAGTGGTAATGTTACAGGCGACTTCCTACAGTCCATACGTAAAGACTCTAATTATGATTTAAAAATTGATTGTAATGGAAAAGTTAATTTGCCTAGTGATACTGGCCCCGATGACACTGAACCAATCACCACTCAGAGCAACGTAAGGGTGCTAAGTTACCAAATATCTGGGGCCCGATTACTTACTGCAGATTACACCTCTAGCATTGGAGCGAATAAGAGTACCTCTTTAAATTTTGAAATTGAAATCGATTTTGATAATCCCCATAGAAATTTTTGGGTTAGTGGAAATGTAAAACAAAACCCATATCAGTACCTAAAATACACTAATAGTGCGGCAGTTTCAGCGACGGGGTGGCTAGTGGATGAAGCGGGTAATTTTGTATCAACAACAAGGTCTTTTGACCTTTTTCCGGTATATTAAGTGTAAGGAGTATATATGGCAACAATTTCATTAAGAAACATAAATCCAGTAAGATTTGACTACAATGTCTATATGATGGCGAATGTCGGCATCGGGACTACTTCGCCATCATACAATGGACTTCACATAAAACCAGCTTCAGGTAACGGACAGCTGGTTGTCGAAAAGGCTAGTGCAGCAAGCTGTTCAATTAATGCCCAAAGCTCTCTTGTGCAAATTGGCACAATAAGTAATCACCCTTTGCAGTTGACGGTTAATAGCACTGCTTATGTACATCTTACAACGGGCGGCAACGTCGGCATCGGGACGACTTCGCCATCAAACAAATTGGACGTTGCTGGTGATATCGGCATAGATGAGTATATTCGTCATAACGGAGATACTAATACATATATGCGATTCCAGACTGATTCTTGGTTGGTAAGAACTAATGGAGATGATAGA